GAAGAGTTTTCAGTGCTTTTTCAACTTTTTCCTGAAACTACATTTTTTTCGTTCATTTTGCTTTCATCAATTCCAAACTTTATATTTCGACAGCTTTCATTAGTTTTCCAAATTATTTTTACAGTATTTAGTTCAGCAATAAGTTGAACATCCCAGCTTGTAATATATCTTGGAATTGTATCTAAGTTCCAGCTTTGTTCTTTGCTAATATTATCTGACCTTGAATATATACCACCATGCATTTTAACAGTAAGACTTGGTGTATCATTCTGATTAATATCTAAATTTCCAGAGGCTAACACATCACCAGTTGTGACCGAATGAGAGTCACTTCCTGAATATACATTCTGTCCATTAATTTCTACTGTTTCATTGTGATGATAATATATAGAAGAACTTCCACCAACAGCAGTTACTTTATACCAAATGTTTCTTATATTTTTTTCTGCACTTATGCTATTAGTTCCCCATTCGAATCTTAAAACTCTTCCTTGGTATCCTCCAGAATCGACACTTCCACTTGTTGACATCTGCTACACCTCCTAATTAAAATATTGAAGATATATGTCTCCATTACTTCCCCCAGATGGTGTTGACGTTCCTTTTGTTATAGTTTTTTGTTTACCATCTATTAATGCTTTTAGAGCTTTTCCTTGCGCTGCACTTAAAGCATTTGTAATCGATGTACTTGTTAATACATTTTCTACTGTTGTTTTATTTGCACCTGTTGCAATTCCATCTAACTTACTTTTATATGCATCTGTAAAATTATTTTTCGATGTTCCTCCATTCTTATCTTTAAAAGTTCCTGTAATAGTAACATCTCCATCTTTTCTTACGAGGTTCTCTGTAACTTCATCAATATAATTTTGAAACTTCTGATATAATTCCACCCCATCAACACTAATTAAAGAATTTACTATTCCACAAAGATTAGCATCTATTCTTTTATCTGTTATGTCTGCCGTTTCAATATTAGATGAACTTTTTACAATTACTTCTGCTAAGCATATTTCATATATGTTATCATCTCTTTGTAATATTGCTCCAACAGACGCACTTCCTTGTTTAATGTATAATTGTGTTTCTCTAACGGCTAGTGTTTTATCTAATTTAACTACTACTCTATCTATCCTATTGCCAGAAGCTGGTCTTTCTAATGTAAATGCTTTTTCTGTTTCGTTTTCAAAGTCTGCACCTTCGATAATTCCAGCACCTGTTGCTACTCTTATATTTAAACCACCATCTGCGGTCACTTTCATACTGTTTTCGCCATAATTTTTATATTTTCCAAAGTAAACACCGTTACTTAAAAACTTAGCAAAATATTTTCTAAATACTTCTGCTTCATATAATCTGTCTGGTTCCATCTTACTACTCTCTGAATTTAATACTTCCATTGAGTCGAATGGAAAACTTTTTAATGTTATTTCTCCAGCCATAATCTTTCCTTTCCATAAAAACAAGACCTAGTTAATAGGTCTCGTTACTATTCTTTTTATTTCTTCACCTAGCGTTGGAACTTTATCTCCAAAGCCCAATTCTACTGTTTTGTTGTTTTTCTCATAAATTTCTTTTGCTTGAATAATACGTTTATCTTCATATATCCCATTACTTTCAAGTGTAACTAAATCGCCTAAGAAAAAATCCTTTTCCCACTCCATATTTGGAATTTGATAAACTTTTCCTTCAATACTTTGTATTGTTTTATATGTATCAAGCTTCTTTTGTCCTTCTGTTTTTAATTCATCTATATCTTCTATATTATTTAAATCAATTAATACTTCTCTTCTATCAAAACCTTTTGCAGTTCCAAGTACAGTTATAAGTCTATCTTCACTTTCACCTTTTCCTGCCACATAGCCAACGTTTTTATAATTTGAATTATCATCTGTTGTCTTGCCTTCAAGTAAATTTTTCTTTTTTTCGCTAAATATGATATATGGATGCTTTATTATTCCTTCTAACTGTTTATGTGTATATTGTTGTAACTGTTCTTGTGTAAAATCTTTCAAATATTCATGAGTAGTCGGATTCTCTGTTTGATTTACTGTTCTGTCTGTTCCTTCTAAACTATCAAAATATATACACTTTTCTTTTCTATTTAAATAGCCATACCAACCTAATCCAGTATCTTCACTTATATGCTTTTCTTCATCATGTAAATTAGTTAGTCTCGCTTGCCATACTGTTTTTATTCCTCTATTTTGTGTAGGAGCAATCTTAATCCATGAAATATCTCTTTCAGGAGTTCTTATATTGTCATAATAGCTTTCCACTAAGTGTTTCTTTAGATAATGTTTCTGTACATTCTCTGCGTAGTTTTCTGATATTCTATCATAGCCATTTGTTGCAACAATTCTACGTTTTGTAACACCTTTTATACAAGTTCCTGTTACCTTCATTGTTTTACTATTTTTTTCAGTTGATACAACTACTTTATCAATTAAAAGAATTTTGTCATCTCTTTTGTTTACTATTAACATGTTATCTTTCTTTAATTTGTCTGTATTTATTTTGTTTTTATTAATAGTTAGCTCAAAAGTACCACATTCATAATAATTCCATATGCATATAAGACTCTCAAAATTAGTAATAATACCTAACAGTTCAAATTTAGTGTTTATTATTTCTATACAATTCATACTAAACACCTACATACTTATTCGTATAGTCCCTTATAGCAACTTTATCTTTAGCTCCTTCAATGTCTGAACTATACTTAATCAAGTTCTTTCCTACTATTAATTCAAAGAATGTACTATTTAAATCTATATTGTTATATACATCTTTAGTTTCGTGTGGTGTTATTAAATTTACTGTTTCCTTCCCCTCTTGTGTATCTATTACTAGCTTCTCTTTTTCTCCAATTTCCATATTGACTTGGATATATTCTCCTGTTGTTTCATTTGTTACTCTCGGATTTTTTGCTGGACCAATATATTCTATTTGAACTGGTGCTTCGACGTCTCCCTCGTTAACAATCTCTTTATAAAATGAAACATTAGAAAAAGTCGTAGGTAAGCTTAGTCCAAATTTTAAACCACCTGTTATAGATTTTATTTCTATATTTTTTCCTTTTTCATCTAACCAATATGGATCTTGACAATAAAAAGAGATAGTTGCAGTATCATGATTATTTTTTCTATCATTAAATTCTGCACTATCTTCAACCTTGCCATATATTCTATATTTTTTATAATCATTCGTATAATAAATTAATAATTCTCCTCTTTTATCTGTATTTGAATTATACGTTTTAGGATTTATTACTCTCATTATTCTACGTCTTAATTCATAAAGTTTTGCTCTATTTTTGGTTCTTATAGTAACTTTAGCTTTAATTACTCTCGCATCTAATAGACTATCTTCACTATTGCACCCATCTTGATTTACACCTTGACTCTTTTGTGATGTAGCTCCGAGGGTGTCCTAGCCCTTCAATATGAGACAATAAAATATCTTCTTCTATATTTCCAACACTATCAAATACAATATTTTCATTTAGTGCCAAATTAATTATTTCTAGTTTCTGCATTTTATCGCCTCCCTATATTCCTGCAAGTTGCTCTGCTAGTTTTTCACTTACATTATTTAGTTTTCTATATGTTTCAGATGGCATTTCTGGATTTTGTTCAATATTATTTGTTTGATATACATTGAATGTTTGAGTTTGAGGTTTATTGCTCCCAGCCTCATATTTATACATTCCAGAAGTCCATTCTTTTATTTTATTCTCTATTCCAGCATTTATTGTATCTTGCACTCTTTGTATCATATTTTCTATTTTACTTGTTATTCCGTCGTTGATTCCTTGAGCTAATTTTTCTCCTAATGTTTGACCAGTTATTTCGTAAGCATCTCCATAACTTTTTAATAAACTTAGAATTTTATCTTGATTTTGTTCTACATTTAACAACATTTTTTCCGCGGTTTCCTGTGCCTTATCGATTTGTTTGCTATAGTAATCCTCTAAATCTTCTAATTGCTTATTATAAAGCTCTTTTTGTCTATCAGCCTCATCTTCAACAGTCTGTGTTTTATCATCTTGCTCTTTTTGCAATAATTCTTTTTGATTATTTAATGCTTCTTTTTTATCCTCTAGAGCTCTGCTATCCAATGTTTTTTGATACTCTGCCACTAACTTATCTAATTCTTTTTGATAATTTGCCTTTGTTGTTGCATCATGTTCAAAAACAATTAATTCTTCTAATCTTCTTTTCTTTTTATCATATTCCGCATCTTCTTCGTCTCTCGTTTTTTGTTGCTCCGCCTTGTCTAATGCTTCAAGTTCTTTTTCTATCGCTTCTATTTTTGCATCATATTCAGCATTAATAGCATTCAATCGTGCTTCTTTTAATTTTTCAACTTCTTCAAGTTGTTTATCAATAAAAGCCTTGTCCTTTTCTTGCATTTCTTCTAATTGTTTTGTAATAGCATTAGTTAACTGGCTTACTGTATTATCTATTTGCTCTACTCTTAAATCTCTCTTTTTCTGCTCATATTCTCTTATTGTATTTAATTCTTCTCTATAAATATCTTTTCTTTCGTCAAGAGACAGCCTTTCATCTTTCATAATTTGATTTAAGTAATTCTTATGCATTTGGATAATCTTATTATAGTCTGCTGTTTGTTCAACAATATCATAAGCAGAACCTCTTGCATTCTTTACATCTTGTATGTAGTTTTCGTAATCCTCTGTCTGCTGGTCTAGAATATCCTTTTCTTTATTTGCTAGTTCTTTGTTCAAATCATATATTTTTTCTCTTAGTTCCATCTTCTCATCTGAAGTCTTTGCATAATTACGTAGTGCATATTCATACATTTGTATTTCTTCTTTAATGCTAATTTGGTCTAATGCCTTCTTATGCTCTATTGCTTTTTTGTAATTATCTAATTTTTTGTTTGAATACGTGCTTGAACTACTTGTTGTCTTAGGCTTTGATATTGAAACTGGAGTTACATTTGGTACATCAGTAGCTTGATATCCCGCCATTGTTTGCAATAAGCTTAACACACTTTGTAATTTCGGAGTTAATTCTTCATAACTTATTCCAATATTTTGGGCAATTTGTCTCTGAGTGCTTTCACTTTGTAGGGCCGCATTTATTATATCAATATATGATTGTATGGTCTCTTTTGATGTATTCCATGCAGTATCTGCCTTCAATTTTTCGGCGTTAATTAAATTTTGTGCTTGTTCTATTATTATTCCTTCTGCATTTGCAGCCTCTGGATATGCTTGTGCTAATGCTTTAACAGCATTTTGATATTCAGTAGTTGATTCGTTTCCATTACGAACTATATTTAAATATTCTTGCATTTGGTCTGCATTAATTTTTAGTTGAGCTGCCTCTTGCTGCTGTTTTTTAATAGTCTCCGTATCTAACCCCTTAGAAATCTTCTTTATTGCATTTGCCTCATCTAAATATTTCGAAGTTTCTTCTAATCTTTTATTTAGCTCTTCAAGAGAATTTCCATAATTAGCACTTGATTTTCTTGCTTCATTTAGTTTTTTCTTTTGTTCTTCTATATCCTTATTCGTACCACTAATGTTTTGAGTTAAATTGCCCCAAAGTTTTTGCCAAAATCCTTGGTCGCTATCAGAATTGTTTAATTCATTATAATAAGATTGTTGAGCTTCCGTCAACTTCTTATACAGTTCAATTTGTTCTTCTATATCACTTTTTCTTTTTTCCATATCAGAAATATTTTTGTCTGTATATCCATATGTGCCTTCTTGTAGTTCTTTGTAGGTCTCTGTAACCTCATTTAGTTTTGTTTGTGCTTCTTCATTTTCTTTTATTGCAGAGCATAACATACTAATTCCAGAGATTACAGTTGCAATAGTTGCTGCTATTACAAAAATCGGATTTGATAGTAATGATGTGGTAAAAGCCTTAGTAGATAATGTTGCAACTCCTGTTGCTTCTGCATATGCTTTTTTTGCCTTTGACAATGCCACCAATGCTACTGTTACAGTTGTTAATGTTATAGCAAAAGTTGTCATACCAGCTGTTAGCGTTGGATTTTGACTTATTAAAGAATTTAATAAGTTTAATGTTTCTGTTCCACCTTCTAGCATTTTGCTCATAACTGGCTCTAATGCTTCTGCATAAGCTACCTGTGTCTCTCGCATTGCTTGACTATACTGTCCTTGCTTTCCAGCCAAAGTATCCATGTAATCAGACATTGCACTTGCAAACGGTTCTGCAGCATACATCGTCCTATTTAAGTATGCTTGATTCTTTTCTGCATCAGTTAATTGACTGGCCGTCTTTCCTATAGATCTTGCATAATTGTCTAACATTACACTTAAATTTTCAGTAACGCCTGCACTATCTGATAAAGTAGATAGTCCTTGTCTATACCCCTCAGACGCTACTCTTACAGCTTCTGATACAGTGTAATTCGCATTCCTGTTTCTTATTGCAGAATTTGTCAAAGCTTCTATCATTTGCTCAGTTTGTTCTGCTGTAAATCCCATTAAAGAAAAGTTTTTTATAGTTGTCGCCAAATCAGCTTTTGTCATGTATGAGCCAAACTTACTCATAATGTTTCCAAAATCTTGCATACTCTGTCCAGTATATTCGGAAACATTTTGCAATGAACTCATTGCTTGGGTATATGAATTGTATTCATCAATACATTCTTTTATTATTCCAACTATTTTTCCTAATGCTAATACAGCTGTAGCAGACATTGCTAAATAACTTGCATCTAGACTTTTATTACTGTTTTCAACTTGTTTATTGTTTTGTTCTATTTCTTGTAACTTTTGCTTTGCAGTTTCTAACCCCTTTTCTAACGCTTCCGTCTTTATCTTTAAATCAATTACTAGTTGTCCTACTTTTGTTTCATTTGCCATTTTTTCACTTCCTTTTTAGCCCCAAAAAACACTCACATTTAGTGAGTGTTTTTTTTATATATTTCATTGCGTATTATTGCAAATTATTTCTCTACTTTCTCATAAATATCTACTATTGTTTCAAACAGAAAATATATAGTAGCTCCAATAAACAATATTGCTATTCCTACCAATATAGCAAACCAATTTATAGCATCTGCATATGTCCTTTCAACTATGCTAAATTTTGTCCACACGATAATTGCACTTATTATTGATAAAAGTACGTGTATACAAGCGACTGTATGTAAATTGTCTGCATTTGTTCTCTTTTCCTTGTTTTCATTATTAGAACTAATATTTTCAGTTAACTCTTCAGATTTTTTTTTCTCATTTTCCATATCTATTCCCCCTTTTTCTTTGTAGTATAGCATAGATTAATGTTAAAGTCTGTCGAAAAATGTCGAAGAAGTTTATTTTTTAAAAATCTTCTGCTCCTACTTCTTGCTCATCTTTATCTTGAACTTTATTTAATTCTGCATATTCTTCCATTATTATAGGGATTTCATCTGGATAATAGTCATTTAAGAACTCTCTTTTGCTTATTCCTATTCTAACACATATCGCTATTGTTCTTTGAAGCCAATTAGCATTGTAATTTTGCTCAATATTGGCTTCATTTGGACGAAAAAACTTTCTAATTCATTTATCTTCCAAAATTCTTGTACAACATCTAGTAATTCCTTAGGTGTAAGTTGGTTCTCTATAGTTTCTCTATCTATATCCATTAGTTTTGATAGAAAATTAAATGTAAAATCAGGTAGTATAATTAATAACCTTGTAATTAAATTCATTATATTCTCTACTGTAAACATTTCTGATAATTTAAAATCTTGTCCATTGTCAGAAAGTTCTTTTATAAAATCTTCTGGCAAATTCTTTAAAGTCTGTAGAGCTTCAAAATACTTGCCACAAGGCTTCTTCTCAATCTCTACACCATGTACAGTTTTTATTTTAGGTAAACTTTTATTTTCATTACTTTTTGTCATTTTATTTTTCCTCCATTTATATAATTATAAAGAGAGTATTACTACTCTCTACTTTGTGCCTCTTGTGCTGGTTTTACTTCTGCTATGGTGTCTAACCAACTTAGTCCTTTATTTCCTTCCTCAGTATCTTGAATGTCGTAGAATAATCCATCACAACTTCTATTTAAGAAATTTCCTGTAATTTCTACTCCACCTTTGTTTCCATTGCCTTTTGTTTCTAGATCCATTTTTATCTTTGATACTTTAAATCTATATTGTTTCCACATTCTATAAGTTCCATCTGCTAGCAATCCTCTATATGAACAAGCTAATTCTGGGGCAACATCTCCCTTTTTAAAACTATATGTTTTTGTTTCAGAATTGTATGTTCCACCTTTTAATTTTGCTCTTAATTCATTTGACAATTCTGCTAATGTTATTGTAACCGTTTCGCCAGTTACATCAGAATCAATATCCCAAATTTCATCGTCTGCAAGAATTTCGTCTTCTGTTGATTGTTCTTCTTTACTCAATTTTTGTGCAGAAATTACTGGTACTCGTGTACCTACCTTGTAAGAGGTCTCTGTATTTTCCAATATTGGAAATATACTGAATTTACTAAATCCTTTTAAATATTTTTTTGGCATAATCTACGCCCTCCTTCTATAAAATTTCTTCTTTCTCAAAACGCATTGTTTTGTGATAGATATTTGTTTCTTGTTCAAATAGATCCATAGCCAAAGTTCTTTCAAAGTCTAATTCTACCATCTTGTTATTTACATCAATGGCTAATTTAGAACATTTACTTGGACTTTTAGCCCATATATCTATTTGAATAGCAATATTACTGCTATATTCTTCATCGTCTGCTTTACTAGATATTGAGTTATCCATTTCGTAATAAGAAATAGCAGGCTTTTTTTCTAAATCATTCCACCTTTGTGGATAAAAATAAGAAACCTCAACGTCTGAGATTTCCTTTAATTTTTTTAATATTTGTGGTTTCAAATTTTTCATTATTTGCCACCCAACTTTCTTATTTCTTGTTGTATAGATTTAATTGCTTCTTGTTCTACTTCTCCTGTATTCTTTGCATGAAGATATGCAGGAGTTAAATATGGTTGTGCTGTTTGACCTTTCCAGTCTGCCTTATAAGATATTCCGTTCTGGTCTCTCTATATTACTTGCAGAGCCTCTTTGCCCTGTTCCAAATTCAACATATGGTGCATATTCGCAATTAGTAAATACTTCTGCTTCTGCACCTTCTTGTGTTATTTCAGACTTTGTCTTTATAGAATTACGAAGGTTCCCAGTATCAACTGGTGCTAAATATTTAGCATTTTTTTGTATTTTTTTTGCACCTCTTTCAAGACCTTTTCTACAGCTTTCTTTTATATTTCCACCTAGTCCAGATAGATTTGCAAGTAATTCATCTAGTCCTTCTGTATTAGACATCTTCACCTCTCCTCTCCACAAGTAATGTAAAGTGACTATCGCTTAGAATTACTGATTTCACAACGTAAGACCTTTCTACAAGTTGCTTTTCTAAATATTCTTGAGTATATTGTTCCAATTCTTCATTCGAATATCTTGAAAGCAATAAATTGCTTGGTTTTATATCAGCATAAAATAATATATCTCCTTCCTTAGCAATAGTGTTTTCACAAGTTACTATTGCACTTGCTTCTATCTCTTTGCCATATTCTTGCTTAATATATTCTCTTGTTGAGAATTGAAAATTACCTTTAAAACTATCTAGTTTCTGTAGTTTTCCGTTTTCAATCACAGCACCTTCTTCGTCTACAGTTGTTGTATTTGACCATATTTCTATATCTTTATCGTAAAATGTATCAGCAATAGCTTTCTTAAATATTTCAGGTATTTGCATTATTACCACACTACCTTTCTATATTTAACTAACGTAGCCATATTTCTATCAAGAAAAGTATCTACATTCTTCGACATCGAACTTGCTCCACCTATTGTTTGGAATCCAACTGTTTGTCCATTATCAGATGCACTAGAAACCACTTTTTTGCCTTCTCCAATACCTTCTTTATTAAGACTATATTGCTCAATTAAAAACTCCTGTATAAGCGAATTTAATCGTTCTGGCACCGTTTCTATATGGCATCTGTCTAGTATTTTATCTTTGATATTTCTTTCACAAAACCTCAAGTAATTATCTAACTTATCATCTATTATATTTAGTACTTGTTTAACTTCTTTTACATTGTCTGTCATTTTAATACCTCAAAAGGAGCTATTGCTAGCTCCCTCTTTCTATTCAGACTTAACTGTTAATGCTGTTATTCCTGCCTTTTTAGCTTTATTCTCTGAATCCACTTCAACAACCACTATTTTTTGTCCTGCAGTTCCTGAAATTTCATCTGTTCCATTCCAATTTGTATATCCTGATGTGCAAGCATCGCCATATTTTGGCATAGTTGGATTAGTTGCTACTTTATATTTGTAGCTATTTCCTTCTGCTTTAGCAGGTTTAACAGTAATCGATGTTTTTCCTGTTGCTGTTCCTTCTGCGGACTCTACAGTTAATTCTCCTAGAGAACCTTTTGGAACTACAGCACAGAAAGCTTCATCCTTAATTGGTAAATATGCTAATCTCATTGTAGCTTTAATACCAATTAAATCTTGTTCTGCTAATGAAATTGGTTTTCCATCTTTATCTACAGTACCTTCTAAAGTAGCTTCTTTTAATATTTCATATTCTAAGCTATCTCTAATACCAACTAAAGATTTATCCCAATCTGCACCAACTAATTCAGCTTTAGTTTTATCCCAAGCACCATTTCTTGAAAATTCTATTGGTTGTGAATATAGTTCTTTTCCATTTACTCCATCAACAAATAATTGATTTCCATTTCCATCTCTCAATTTTCTTAAAGAGTTTTTAATACCAATTTTTGCTGCAAAGCCATTTACATCATAACCAGCGTCTTCAACTGTTGCCATTGCATCGGCAACATCTAAATCTAGTTTACCTTCCCCATTTGTTCCTATTTCTATTTTATTTCCTGCTTTTTCAACGCATTTCATAATATTTCTTTCAAATGGTGAATTTGTTCCAAATATAGCTGCAGCATCTATAGCTTTATAAAATGCTTCTGCTATACTTTCCTTTAATTCACTAAATACATCTATTGTTGTATCGTTTAATTTTTCTTTTGTTACTGGTATAATAACTGCTAATTTTTTAGCTTTTAATTCTGGATAAATCCATCCAGCTTTAGAAGTTTTTATTCTTTCTCCTTCTCCTACCCAATATGCTCCAGCTCCTTCTGTCATTACTGGTATTTTTTTAGTATCACTTTCCATTTGAGATACTTTAGATAATCTTAGTATACTAGAGCCTCTAGCTACATCTTTCATTATCTCTGTTGCTTGTTCTACAGGTACAAATCCTGCCAATTCATCTTTTAAATAACCCATTTTTCATTCCTCCTATTCTTTTTTGGGTAAAATAAAAAGGCGTATAAAACGTCCTAAATTTTTCTTGCTTGATTTTCTTTAATTATTCCAACAAAATCTGTTGCACCACTATTGCTTTTATTTTCTCCGCCATTTGGAGTATAGTGATATGCCCCACCTTGTTGTTCTGTTTCTCCAAATAAATCTTTATAAGTTTCCTTATTAGATTTCATTTGTTCTGCTATTCCAGAAACTACATTTTCTCCTTTTTCATCTAATACTATTTTAGATAAATCAAATTTTGAAATAAGTAATTCTGGGTGTTTTGCTTTTTCAGCATATAATGCATCTTTTATTGCAATTTCTTTCAACATTTTAGCTTTTTCTGCCTTACTTGTTGCCTCTAAATTAGCAATTTTTGTTTCATAATCACTAACTTTTTGTTGCAAATCTGCATTATCTCCATTATTTTTCTTTAAATCTGCTATTGTTGTATTTGCAGTATCTAAAGATGTTTTTGTATTGTCTAAATCTGTTTTTAGTTGGTCATATTTTGCTTTCGCAATAAATTCTCCACCATTTACATTAGCAATACTTATTTTTTTGTCCTTATCGGCTTTCTCGTTATAAGAACTTACTTTGTTTTTGACTTGATTAAACAAGTCTTCTCCTAAAATTTCTTTTAAGAACTCCATATCTTTCTCCTTTTCTGTTGCTATTTCTGCAACTTAAACAATGTTTGCTTTTTCAAGCATAAAAATAAGCCGTATTTCTACGACTTTGTTTGGTATAGGCTGTGTACTCTATATCTACCATTTGACTGAACCAACAGAACAGCACCTATATTTATATTTTTTAATATTAATAACTATTTAATCAATTTTGATAAAGCTTTGTTTTTATCATCTTCTACGATTTTCCACCTTCCACACTTAGAACTATCTTCTAATGAGGATGGATTGGTTGCAGAATAAAGATAGTCTTCTCCACTATCGTCTATAACTCTTAGCATATTCCCTTCAATAGCAACTACTTCATACTCTTTTCCATTAGTTAAACCTTCAACACCGAAACTTTTACCAATGTATTTTACTTTCATTTTAGCTTCTTTCCTTTCAATTTATAGTCATATCTGCCATATTCTTCATGCTCTACAAAATGGATATCAAAGATATATTTATCACTTTCAATTTTTCCAACCTTTTTCATCCACTCTTTTGAGTTGCCTCCATATATTTCAGCATATTTGTCGGCACTCCTAAATATTGTGTTAGTTCCCTTCCCAGCAATAACATGTACATTACCAATTATAACATTTTTAGGAATAAATTGCAAAACATTGTTCTCATCATAAAAGCCTAATTGCTTTTCTAAAATGCTATCTTCTGCCGATTTTATTTTTGGCAATTTATTTGTGATATAATACTTTTCGTATTGTTCTGGAGCATATTTTTTCGCCCATTCTTCATAGTTCATATCTTGTGGAATTATAATAGATTTACCATTTTCATCTTTGCCCCTTCTTTGTAGGTTTTCTGTTACGTCATCATCAAATTCTGCTACCGTTGTACATCTATCATTTGGATGTATTGGAGGGTAGTTCTTACCGTGGTTGCTTATCTTTCAAATAAAATATTTTGTTGTCTAATTCTGCACAATGTTTACACGTAACATTATCTAATGTTGCAATGAATCTATATTTTTCTATATCTAATTCCTCATAAGATAACATTTCTGCTTCATTCGCAAAATGATTAGTTTCTGTTCTCAATAATCTAACAGCATTATATTTTCCAATATTCATAGTATCATCTAATGCACTAGCCATTCTTTGTATTGATTTTCCAGCAATGTTATCTGCAAGGAAATTCGACTTTAAATAATCAGCCAATTTGTTATTGTTTTTCCATATTCTTTGCGAAAAATTTTCACTTTTATACCAATTTTCATTCAATATTAGATTGATTGTTCTATTATCTAATTGAGAGAAGTTAAATCCTATTCCTATGCCCTTTTGTACATTAAAAATACTTCTGTAATATCCTTCATTAATAATATCAACATAATGTTTCTTAGATATAACACATTCTTCTTGCACTAGTTTCTTTAGCTCTATATCTATGTTTTTTTGAAGAGCTTGGTATCTGCTTATTCTATATGCATATGCTGGAGCATTGTATTTGGCTAATAATTTACGTCTAACATCTACATCATCTATTGAATTTATCTGTTTTAATAAATTGTCGTAAAATTCTTTTGTTTCTCTTGTGTTTAACAATTCCTTTGCCTCTTTGAACGTAAGTTTTCCATCAACAACATACTTTCCAAATATTTTTTGAATTTCTTTTTGGATATTGTCTTTTGATTTATTATATGCTGTTACTAATCTTTGAATTGTTCCCTCAGATTGTTTCTCTAATCTTTTCATAAGTTCCGTTTGTCTTTTTTCCCAGTAGTCTTGTGGTGTTCTAGCCATCTATAGTACCTCTATTCTTGATTATCATTATGATTATCTTCAAAGCCACCTGCATTAGCAAATATTTCTTGTTGTCTCTTCTCTTTTTCTTCATTTTGCTGTTTAATTTTTTTCAGTTCTTCTTCTGGATCTTCTACCCAAGGGTGATTTTTCACAATTGATTCATCTGATATTATATCTTTGCTTTCTGCTGCTATTTGAGCATTTTCTAAATCATTGCTTATCATATTTCTAGTCCAAGTTTGAGTTATAGGTTTTGTCTCCCAATCTGCGGTTTTTAAGAATTTCATTATTACTCTTACTAGTTTTGCAAATCCTTTTTCAAATTCTATTTGTGTTAACCCAGCTTTTAATTCTAGTTTTCTATAAAAGAATTTCAAAGCAACTCCACTGGCATTTCCAAAATTTTCTGTATCTTGCTGTAATGCCTGTCCACTTTCATATATTTGTTTTTTTAAGATTTCAAGTATGCTGTTCCTTGCTTCAACTGGTATCTCTATTTGTAGTGTTTTAAGTCCACCACTTGTTCTTCCATCCGCACCAGTTTCTGTTTTTATTGTTTTGTATCTCTTTAAATCTCCAAGAAATTCTTTTAAATCTTCTCCGCCATAATTTTCAAGAATATATATAAGCTGTTGGATATCTTCTAGATCATTAGCATATCCACTCATTACTTTATCGTATATATCAATTAAGTCTCTATATTTCTTTAAGTCGCTTATCATGTTACGGTTATTCTTAAATTCAATAAATGGCACTTCTTCTAAATCATGCTCAAACTCTTGGTATTCTGCTGATAAATATGTAAGCCCTGTTCCTGATAAATTTCCTCTAAATTTATATTGTTCACAATGTTTATCGTCCCAGTATTCAAATATTACATATTCTTTATTTATTCCATTTTCATTTTCTTCTATAATAGGATAATATCTATAAAAACCGATTAATTTCTTCTTTAATTTTCCGTCAAATATTGGCAAACATTGTTCAGTCTCAACAACTGAATATAAAAACTTACCATCTTCTATCCAATAATGTAACCATGCAACCTTATTATTTGTTGCATTTGTACATAGATAGGCACTTTCGCTCTTAAAGTCATCCCCTAAGGTCTCTTTTATTTTCTTGTTTACTTCTTTATCTCCTACATCAAACAGAACTGGATTTGTAAACATATATGCTGTTTTCTCATCAGTTATAAGTTGATGAAAGTTGTGAGATACTCTATTATCTGCATTTCTCATTGGGTCTGATTCACTTGGCAATACTCCCTTTGCTCTTATAATGTTATCATTTTCATAATATTTCTTCTCTAAATCAATCATTCTTCTGCGTTCTGCATCGTTTTGAATTATCCTTTTGATTTTGTTTATATTTAACATATCATTACCTCTACTTTAAAATTGATAATCCGCCTTGCTTTGGCTCATACAAAGAAAGAACTAATGCATCTCCGCCTATCTGGAGAAGTTAGTCCTCTTTTTTTCATCTCTTCTTTTCTTTCTAACTCTATTTTTCCGTCACTATTTATTCTGTATTTTCTATTACTCAATTGTGTAATTTGTTTATCATCATATACAAGTTCTATTTCATTTCTTCTTAATTTTTCTCTTAATAGTCCCCACATTAACCCTGTAGAATTACTAAACTCAACTGGTTCTTCTTGTTTGTTTTTTCCTCCAGCTGCTCCAAAATGGCATTCATATAGTTTTACTGTTGTCCAGCCCTTTTGTGATTTAATTTCTTTTAACCTATCATATACTCCAACACCTAGACCATCACAGTCAATCTTAATATGAATTGGTATTCCTATATATTGACTTCTTAATCTTTCAACTACCTGAACTATTGCTCCTGTTACTTGCATTGTGTCATTATGGTGCAATACGTTAAATGGTTGTTGGTACTTTTTATCAAATAATGTATTTATTATTGTTTCATCATCACCATACCTTGCTACATCGACACCTATATCAATTCTACTTTGTGGATAATTTCTTGTAACAATTTTATTACTACAGTTTTCAACCCAATCAAGTTGTATAAAGCTGTCTGGCATTGCTTTTGGAAATTCTCCTGCAACACGAACTCTATATACATCACTGTCTAGTCCATACATATCTATAATCATTTGTATGTATTCTTTTGAGACTCTTTTCGAATTTTCTCCTGATACTTTAAATGTACTGTATATGTTTCTGTTTTTGTTGTGACTATCAAAAAAGAAACCGCTCAATTGAGTTGGGTTTCCACACATTATTAGTTTTGCATCTTGTGTTGATAGAGAACCTAATACAGGTTCAAATACTACATCTTTAACACCGTGATGCCTCATCTATAATATATAATAAATGGTCTGCATGGAATCCTTGTAATGCGTCTGGCTGTGTTGCTGTTCTTGGCACTGCAAACCAGTTCTCTGGGTTTGATTTCATATATAGTTTTTCTTGAGTCCATTCAATTTCGCTTTGTATCGCTGGTGTTCTCCATTTAGCCACCTCAGCCCATAATATATCATGTAATTGGTGCTTTGTTGGGGCTGTACAAGGTATTTTAGGAAAAGGTCTAGTACACATAAACCAATAAATAAGCCAACTTTGCAATGCTGACTTTCCTATACCATGTCCACTTCTTACAGATGTTAGTTGGTTTTGAGCTACACTCATCAATATATCTCCTTGTATATCATCTGGTGTAACTTTTATTACATCTTTAACAAACTCTACTGGTCTGTCTTTATAATATAATATTGCTTCTGTTGTTAACATTACTACTTATCACCCGCCTTGCTTTCGTAAGCTTTTTGTATTGTTTCAGCGAGTGATTGTGTGTTACTAATTTCCTTTTCTTTGTCCAATCCTTTTGCTAGCCTTTGTCCTCTTTGCGTCTTCTCTAATATATCTACCATTTTTTTTAATTTATCGTAATCTGGCATACCTAAATACATATATTCACTTGGCTTTTTAAAGCTACCTTCTAATACATCAAGAAAACTGTCATATAATTTTAAATGTCTTGTATTTATATCTACTTCTTTTTCTATTTCCTTTTCGGTAACTTTTTCTATAATTTTTGTCGCTTTCTTGTCTTCTCTTTGTCTCTTTTTGTCTTTCCACCCTGATGTATGTTTCCTAGTTGTGCCGTTATTATTTATTCCTTTATCTTTTAAAAAACTACTCACTGATTTAAAATCACTTAGTATGTATTCTTTTTCTAACTGCTTCCAGTCATATTTAGCCACCTCGCTCACCTACTTTGTCTTTAACTCTCTATTTGTATTTATTGCATTATCGTTTTCATAGTTTTATGATTTTTAAGAAAATCTTTTGCACTCCAATATTTAAGTCCTTTTTCTTTGCACTTTTTTATATATTCTTCTGCTGTCTGTTTTGTCAACTTCATATTTCTTTTCCTCTCTTTCACACTGCTTATTGTATCTGCATAATTCACACTTATATTTCATACAGTTAGCATAATTAATCTTTTCTTTCATAGTACGCACACTTTGTTATGACTACGTCATTTAAGGCGGATATTCTTATCTCGCATAGATCTTTATCTTTATTTTTACAGTTCTTACAATTTTCTTTTACATATTTCTCATATCTTTCTTGATTAGTCATAACAACACCTCTTTCGTTATTTTATAAAATACTAGAAAATGATGTAACTGCACATCACTTTATACTATTTTACGGCACTAGGGGCTCCTATACTAGAAAGGAGCAATTTATAACTTTATTGTTATCGTAAAAATTACTAAAAACGCTCTTTGTAATTACATCTAGCATCGCCAAAAGAGTAAAAGCTTTGGTTTTGGAATCTAGATTCGAACTAAAAACTAAAGGTCCAAGGCCTTTCGTGATACCATTTCACTATTCCAAAATATCTAAGGCTTAACTAGAATTGCCTTTTATATACGAATCTTATGAAAGGAGTGTGCCTAGTAGCAACATATATATCAACTTATCTAGTATCAGTTAATAGCATAAATAATAGAGCCTATCGTTTGATAAGCTCTTTGTTTTAGTTCAATCCCTTTTTATTTTTAAGTAATTCTATTATTTGGTCTAACTTTTCACAAACATTATCTATATTATTTGCTGTATATGGTGGTTCATGCCCTTCAATCATACTTAAAGAATTTATCATCATATCTAGTTTTTCTTTTAAATCTTTATCCATATATAACACCCCCTTTCTCAGAGACATTATATATGATCTATTTTGCAAATGCTGTCGAAATGTGTCGAAAGAGCCAACTTTTTGTTAGCCCTTTTCTGTTTATATAGTCTTACCTATCTATCCATGATACTATTATAACACGTTTTTTTGACAAAAAAGTCTCATTTTTGTCTCACTTTTGGCTCACTTTTTTTATTTCTTTATGTACTGCATATACAAGCTCGCTATGTCTACGCTTATATGTTCCTTCTGACATACCTTCATTTATGATGTCCCACTTATCTTGTCCTAGTTGATATTGATGTTTAAATATGTATTTTGCATTCTTGCTGATTAGCTCTATTGCTTGATTCACAATCTTTATTTCTTTTGATGCTTCCTTAATATTTGAATCTTCTTGTAGCTTAATAACACTGTCTAATACTCTATCTGATGTTGAGTACGGAGCTTTTGGCATTCCATCTACATCTACAGCACATAAACTCATTATATCATCTCTTATATTCATCAACTTAATTTGATTGTAATTATATCTCTTTAAGCAACCTTTTGCTTCTTTGTATTCTTCTTTACTAAGCTTCATTTGTACCTCCTACAATTTATATTTTTACATTCTCTGGATGCACTGTTAGTTTTGGTGGTTCAATCTGCTGTTTTAGTACTCCTAGTTGATACAGACTGAACGTTTCCTTATATCCGTACTTCTTATTTTGGTATAGAAACGTTGTTGCATTGTTTCTTTTTACGAACTCATATTCTTGTTTATTCTTTATTATTGTTTTAGGTATCTTCATATGTTTTCCTCTTTCTTTTTCAGATTTAATACATTTTGTACTTGTTTTTGAGAACTTCACTTAATTTTTTATATAAACTTTACTGTTTTTTGTTTATTTTGTAATTTATAATAATTCTTGTAATGTTTTTATTCTTTCATCAGTTCTAATCTCTAAACACCATAATACAGTTTCTTCTTCTTTAGTTTTTGATTTTTCTCTTTGTTTGGATATATCTTCTAATTTACCTTTCAATTCTTCTATTGCATCTTCTATTTTTTTCTTTGAAATATAATTCTTATCTACATAGTCTAAATCTAATTGTTTTGAGTATTCTTCATTCTGTTTTCTTAAAGTTTCTATTTCATTTTTATATTCAACTTCATCTGCTTTTATGTCATCCGTTAATATTTGTATTTCTGTTTCTTTATTATCTAGTTTAATGTTTAATTCATCATTTTCTCTTATTTCTTTGAAATTATCATTTAGTTGAACTTTAGGACTACTTTCGACTAAAGTTGTTCCTATTCCCCATTGATTATTCATTATATAATTGCTTATGAAGAAATGAATATTATCTTCTCCAATAACATAAAAGTCATTTGTCTTGTTTCCCATTCTTTCTATCGCATAACATACTTCTGGTAAACTTTTATTTATATCTCCATACTTATATGTTTTGTCATATCTAAATGTTAGGCTTATATTTTGAATTATTGTTCCTGTATTTTTAGTTCTTTTATTATAAAATGGTATATGATATAACATTCTTATTTCTTTTAATTCACTTACATATTCTCCATTTGAAGATATTTTATTTTGTATTTCTTTTTCAATTCCTTTTCTTTCTACTGTAATATATCCCCAGCTAAATATTATATCGCTTGGTTTGTCATAAAAAGGATATTCTTTATTTTCCTTGTTTTCAAAATCATGCTTAATTCCTAAAAACCCTAATATTTGTTCCATATTAAAAAAATTATATTCTTCCATATCTTATTTACTCCTTTACCAATTTTCTGCCACACATCGGGCAATAATTTATTTGAAAGAACTGACTTGGCTTATATCCATCATTGTCTTGTCCTTCTATTTCAACATATAACATATATCCCCAAGACTTTTTTGATTAATAATTTCCATATGCGTTTCTTCTTCATTGTCTATATCTAATATTTTTTTATTATTTATTATCTTTTCACAGTATTCACACATATCTATTCTCCTTTTTCATAACTAATCACAAACCACAGCCATTTATATATAGGAGGATTACATTTTAATGTTAATCTTCTGGGAATAATATAGTAGTACCATTGGCTGGGATAATATTTTGTTCTATGGATTCCTATCTTTAACATATCTATTCTCCTCCTAATAATTAACTCTAATTATGTAACTATTATTCTCTGGCATATAATCTATACTTAGTCTTAAATCTTGCATTTTATCTATTCCATATCTTTCTATTTGCATTCCACCTCTTAAATTTCCTATATGATTAGTTATTGCAAACTTTACTATGTTTTCTAACTGCCTAGTATAAACACTAAATTCGGTTTGTTTATCTAATTTTTGTCTTAATCTTCTATTTGATAATCTTTCTGTTTCTAAATCATCTCTTAATTTTATAAGTTCTTTGTTTAATCTTTTTACTTTTCCTTTAACACTCATCTTCTCCTCCTACTTCATTTCCCCAACAATCCCAACCATCTACTGTTTGTCTTGCAAATAACTCTATTTTGGGAACCTGTCCAACTAGTTGAGTTATTCTTTCTCTTGCTTCGTCTGGCTTTCTGCTATGTTCCCTTCTCTCTGATATTATGCAACTGCTAACCTTGTTACTCTGTATTATTTTTCCTGGTTTTCCTTTAATTCCAATTAAACACACTTCACAATTACTCTTTGTATAAAAACCTATTCCAAAGCAAGGTTTCTTATTTATTTTATTTGTTTTTATCCAGCTGAATCCTAACGTTTTATATTCAAATTCCCAGCTTTCAATAATCTTCAAACATTCTCTTAAATTTGGAAAAGTAGCCCATATAAATAAAATACAGTCTTCTGCAGCAATATTTTGGATAACATTTTTCATTTCTTCTATTTCTTCTAATTTCATAGTTTTATAATGTCCTTTTACTCCTCCGTCCCATTTTGTGCCATTTGTGTACATCTCCATAATTCCACGGAGGATCTGCGTAAATTATATTGTATTTTTTATTTGTGTTATATATATCTACATACATTTATTTTCTTCTCCTCCTACTTTATATGAATTTTGTTCAAACTGTTCGTTTACCTCTATTTTACTCATTTACCTACACCATCTCTCCATCTATAGACTTTTCCAGTTCTATATAATTCGTATTCGTCTTTATTTTTGCTATCATGATATTTCATTACTCTAGGCATTAAATCTTCAAAATAGCACTCTTTTTCTTCGCCGTTTATATTTATCTTATTGTCGCAACCAACAAATCCGCAGCACATTCTTGTCTTTCCATATTCTGTTGGTTGGCCACAATTATTGCATCTAACAATCATTTTAAATTTATTTTCGTTATCTTGTATTACTTCCATTTGATTTCCTTCATTCAATATGTTTGGATTTATAAATCTTTTCATTTTATCCCCTTACCTTTCTGGCATTTCATATACTTTTGGTATATTAAATATGTTTGGTTGTATATTCATACCTCCTTGCATAAAAGCCACTCCCCCTTTTAATTCCAAATAACTTGAATATTTTTCAACTATTTCTTTTAATACTCCTTTTGCTCTTTTTTCTTTTTCGCATATTTCCTTCATATGATTCATTGATAAAAAAACAAACTCAATAATCTCTTCTAAAGTTCTTTTTTTAAAAAGAATATTTAATTCTTTATTTTTAAAACCACCTGCCATTTAGCAATCGCCTCCATTCTCTGAAAGCAATTCTTCTATAATAGTATCTAAATCTATATTTGCCATTGCTGGATGCCAATTTTTATATTCATTTGTCTTTATTATATAAAATGAATTTTCTTCAAAGTTTACCACATCTTTTATTTGATAAAACATATCTGTGTATTTTTGAATAGAAAATTTTGTCATTATTTCCTTATTATAGTCAACATTTTCCTTTATTTCTATATCAATGTTTGGTTTTTTATCACAAATTACTAACTCAAATATAGAAAATCTATTTACAATTTTCGGATATATTATAACTTTTATAAATTTATTTTCTTTATTAAATATTTGGCTAAAATATTTAATAAAAACTTGGCTATATTTTTTTAAATCATTTATTTTTACTTCTTTTAATATAATATCCTTTTTATTCATTTTTTAATTTTCCTTTCTCTTTATCTAAGTATGTAACTGCTACTGCATATGCACTCTCTATATTTCCGTGGATCTATTGCTAATATTTTCATCTTTCATCTCCAATTCTTCAGTTAAATACTGATATGTATATTTAGGATTATTTTTTCTTTGTTCTAATTCTTTTAAATTTTTCAACGTTTGTATTAAATCTTTTTCTATAAACTTGTTTTTATATTTATCAATAAAAGTATTTTTCAATGACACTACTACATCTATTTCATCTTTTACTTTTCTTCTTTCTCCCCTTACATATTTCAATTGTTTTACTATTTTACATGCTCTAACTGCATCTATATTGTGATTTTCTATATAATGCAGTAGCTCATCTTGTTTAATATCCCAAATACTTTGTTGATTTCTTAACTCTGATAGTCTTTTATCTATATCTTGAAAGAGTGTTAATGTGTATTTTAAAATATCTTCTATTTCCATATTCTCTCCTGTTTATCTAACTCTAATTTAATTTGCTTTCCTTCGACATCTGTAACATACTTGCACTGTTTAACTCCTCGAAAATAAATGTTTTCTAATTGCTGACATCCGTCTACATAGTCCATATTTCAGTGCTTTTGCACAGATACCGTTCTAATTGTGGATAATTCATAAGCTAGCCTCTAACCACTCTTACATATTTTTTATTTTTGCGTTTACAGATTAAATATGTTGTATAACCATCTATTAAGTACCCTTCTTTATTTATTACAATTGGTTGCTCAAATTTGCCTGTAATTAAATAATATGAAATCTTATAATTCATTTTTTCTTCTCTTGGCGGATGCTCTATAAAACTATCTTTTATTTTTATATTACTCAATTTTTTTATCATAACTACCTCCTAAAATTTTTAAACCTTTAAACTTTGCTATTTGTAATTCTTGTTTTGTAATCCATTTTTGCCATTTCCCACATTTGCCACAATATAAGCCTCTTCTATTTCCTTGTATTTCTACAAATAGTTCTTCACTATCACATTTACTACATTTTTCTTGCATAATTGCCTCCTAATCAATTCTTGGAATATGTTGATAATTTATTGTTTCAAATCCTGCTTGTGTTCTTTCATATACTGCTACTGTTTTACCTGTGTATTCGCATTTCTTTTTATCTATCGCTTTAACCATTCCCATATCTTCTAGCTCTGACAAGCGTGGTGCGGTGTAATTCCTTTCCGTGCTAGGAATAAACCCTAAATCAAATAACTCCACAGCTAACTCTTTAGCTGTCTTAGGCTTGTCCAATCTATTCAATATCTGTATGTATCTTATTTTTGTTTTATCTTGTATGTCATCAAATGACATTTGTCTTGTAGTTTGTGTTATTGTACTCATTTGTGTTCACTCCTTCCTTACAAACCTAATTCTTTTAAGGTGTATTCCCTGTTTGGCTCCATTCCCTTATACATAGAATTTTCTTTAAAACAAGGGAAATATGCATCATCACCATTTTTTATGCATATTTTTATATAACATAGACTACCATATTCACTTCTTTTCATAATACTCTTAATTTTATGTCTAAACGGTTTAATCACATTTGCTAGGTATTTCTTTTCTACTTCATCTAGTATTTCTTCTCTCTCAAAGACTTCCTCGTATTGTGTTGATCTTTCTACTTTAACTATGTCGTACTCTTCCTCTCCATCTACATCTTTCAAATCTTCTGTGTAATATCTTAATGGTGCAAAGAGATCGTTTCCACACAATTTATCTCCAGATACAATTTTCTTTAGTCCATTTCTGTATGTAACTATATCTCCATCCTTTAAGTCTGATTTTGTGAATTTTACTTTTACAAATTCATCTTCTCCCATCCACCATAATTCGTCTTTTTTAAGTGAACTGCACTTATAGTCTCTATCACTAATTTCCTCTATTTTTACAATTTCTCCAATATCAAACCCATGTCCATGTTTTTTGGCTATTACTCTTACTTTATCTCCAACCTTAAATTTCATTTTATTTTTCCTCCTCGATTAGCTCTATATCCTTAATTAACTTTGTTCCAAAGTCTTTATAATTTTCATATCCACCTTTACGTCCAGATATTATCCATAGTTCTTTGTACATATTTCTTTTCAACTTCTCTACTAACTCTTTATCTGTTATATAACAGTAATATGTGTCTTTTTCTATATTGTAGTTTGTTACTATTCCATTTTGTGTTGGTGTATTTGTTAAGTACTCAACCTCAACTTTGTAATATGTCTTCAACCAATCTTGTTCCTGTGTTACAGCTGTAATTCTTGCTTTATCTTTATCATTGCTTTCAGCATAATTTATATATCCATGTAATTTTCCAATTCCAATTGGCATTATAAGTACTGTAATCCAACATACTAACGATAACACAACCATCAATCCTTCGTGTTCATAACTGTCTTCTGATAACACAGCAAATACTATTCCTAATACTATTAATATAATTTCTAATACAATTGTTAATATAATCATTTTATTTTTCCTCCTTCATATTTGCATATAAGCTGTCCAAATTTTCATAACTTCTTTGACTATAGTCGTTATATGCTGTTTTGTTTTGGGCGTATTTATTCTCTTGCTTTCTTTTCTTAGCCTCATCTACAACCCAACTTAAAATGGCTCTGTAATCACTCTTGTACTTTTTCCCTTTTGAGCCTTTGTAGTTATCAAGAATTTTGATACATTGGTCTGTAAACTCTGTTCCATAAGTGCTTACTAGCTTTTCATGTTCAGCATTGGTCATGGTTACAAAATCTGCAAAGTGTATTTTTTCTTCTTGTTCTTTTTTATTTATTTTATTTTCATTTTCTTTACTTTCTTTTACTTTATTTGCATTACTACTGCATTGCTGTTGCATTGCTATAGCATTATTATTCCATCTTTTCTCAGCTTTCTCTTTTGCAACAGCTGACTTTCGATCTTTTTCTAACATTCTTTTTAACAATGAATTACTAAAAAAGTACCCATTATCTTCTTTAAAGAGCTCATATTCATTAATACAATCTTGCACATATTTTTCTACATCTATATTAGTGTTTGTTAGCGTCTTTATTGCCCTATATATTTTTTTATCAGCCTGTAATTTATAGCTTTCTTCGTTTCTCATCATCTCTATAATTGCCCAAAATAATCCATACCCTTCTAGTCCATAATCAGCTCTCATGTTAAGAATTTTAGTATCAGTTATTGCATTACTATCGTGTGAGAAATAATAAGTCTCTTTAGCCATATCTTCTCATCTCCCTATGTTTTCTCCTTTCGTTAAATTACAGAAGACATAGAAACCTTATAAGATTTTTATAAGTTATATTTCTATGTCCTCCTTTCTTTATAAATAATTTCTTCCATATCTTCTTATAAAATCATCTTTTGTTTTGTTATAATGGTCTTGCCAAGCTTTCTGAGCTATTGCTTTTAACCATTCCCATTTCTTTGGATTTAGGTGTATTGAGTCATTGCTTGTTCTATGAATAGCTGGTGGAATAAATATCACCAATCCATCTTTAATAGACTTTTCTCTATTACTTGTCCTACCTTCAAAAACTTCATGTCTTTCTAATCCGCTCATACCTTTCTGTTGAATACAATGGATTTTCTGGCATTATACTAAACTCTTTCATCTATCCACCTTAGCCTTTCAATTTCATTTGGTGTTAGTGTGCATATTCCTAACTGTTGTGCTTCTTGTATAACCCCATCTAAAAGAACTCTAAATTCGTTTTTATTCATTTGAGAACTGCCTTCATATACTTTATATATCTTAAAATTTACACCGTTTATTTTTGTTTCTCGTTCAAATTCGTAATATTTAAAAAACTTTGATACATCAATATCAGCTCTTATTGTTACTAGCATCGATTGTGAATAATCTTTTATCATCTTCAAATATGTATCTTCTTTAGATAATCTCATTTTGTTTGCAATTTCATTGATTAAACTCCACATATATGCATTTTGAGTTAAAGTTCTCTTTTCTTTATGTTCTTTGACTTCAAATAACTTTTCTCTGTTTTGATTAAATAACCATTTAACTAACGCCTCTGCTGTTCCTATCATAATCTGCCTCCAAATTAAAATGGTAAATCATCTTGATTAGTTATCTCAAAATCGTCTGTAGCTTGTACCTCGTTTTGTGTTGCATCTTTTTTGTCCCCAGCAAAATATGTTTCTTCTGCTATTACCTCTGTTACATAGTGCTTTATGCCTTTGTCATCATCATAGTTTCGTGTTTGTATTCTTCCTATTACTCCAACTTGTTGACCTTTCCTAAAGTATTTACTTACAAATTCTGCTGTCTTATTCCATGCAACGCAATTTATAAAATCTGCTTGTCTTTCCTCTCCTTGTTTTACAAATCTTCTATTTACTGCAAGTGTGAAACTTGTTACTTGCATATTACTTGTTTGTGTATATCTTGTTTCTGGGTCTCTTGTAAGTCGGCCTAATAAAATTACTTTATTCACTTGGTTGTTCCTCCTTCAAAGTATTATTTAATATATTTACTATTGTTTTATAATCTTTTGTTTTAATTTCTTCTATTTTTTTACAGTTATATTTTTTTAGTGTTTCATTCAAAATTTCACTTGAAATGTTATGGTTCTGTATCCACATTGTAAAAGCCTTTACATAAGCTTCTGAAATTGGCTTTTCTCCATCTGCTTCATTTGGTTTTAATACAGTTTTCGCATTATTTTTCTTTGTTGATTGTTCTGGCGTTTCACTGTCTGGATCCTTCATTTCGTCTGTTGGAATACAGAATACTTGAAATAGTGCATATTTCATTGCTATTGCCATCGCCTTGTTTGTTGCCTTATCTCCACTATCCATTCCTTCTCCAATCGTGATTGCCTCAACACTACTTCCATCTTCTGCATAGAATTTATATTTTATTTTGCATATTGAGTAGATTAAATTTCCACCTTTAGAAGTTGTTCTTTCTTCTCTCATTTGCTCTAATATCTCTGGCACTATAAAAACTTTATTCTTGGCTAATAGTGGTTGTAATGCATTCATAACATCATCTATTCCTCTATACATAAAGCCTTGAGTTTTATTTCTTTGAGTTTTTCCTATGCTTGGAACCTCTTCCATAATTTTTGTTATACTTTGATATATATTCATTATTCAAACCTCTACTTTATTCTTAAATTTGTATTGTCTGTATGTATCTCAACACCTTCAATAAGTTCTCCGGTTGACTTAAATGCTTCTGCTATTTTCTTTTTATCAACTTTTGTTGTAAAGATAACTTCTTTATATTCATCTGGAATTTCTTCTTCATTTACAATCTCTATACTCATAGGGCTTCTTGCTATACTTAATGTTCCTAAATCTGTTTCGATTTTGTTAATTCCATTGCCTTTCATACATTCTTTTACATATTTTTTAAATTGCTCTAGCCTATTTTCTAAAGTTTTCCTATTGGTTGATATTCTTGTTTCTTCTTCTTTCATCGCTTTAATTGCTAGCTCTATATTTTTAGAATATGCAATTACTGAATTACTTTTCTTTTGCAATAGTGTTGTAAGTTCCTCTTCAACCTTGTTTTTATCTTCTTCACTCATTTCTTCTTGAGCCATTAGCTTTGGAAATGCTCCTGTTATTTCATATAAACTTAAACCTTGTTCCATTACATACCCTCCATTTCATCAAAAACTCTATCTTCATAATCTCTGTCTGCTTCTTCAAGCTCGTATTCGTATCTAGCTTGTCTTTCTTCTGAATCCGTTGTTTCTATTATGTAACCATTTACTATTCGTACCATTTGACTTTCTCCTTCTCTCCGTGCTATAATAAGCATAGAGTTCATATTTATGTGATTCAATTGAGTTAGTAATTGCTGTCGAAATCTTTTACTAGCTCTTTAATTTTGTTTAAAATACTTTTTTCATTATTGTAATTGTTGCTTTCAGCTAGATTCTTAATTCTTTTAACTAATTCTGAAAGTTCTTCATTATTGAATCTTAAGTCTTTGTTTTCGTTATATAATGCCTTATTTTCTTCTTGACATTGATGTATTTCTGCTCTTTGTCCGTCTATAAGTTTGTCTCTGTTAGCAATTTGTTTTGATTTTGTTTCTATGACTTCCTTTAAATGTCTCTTTCTTTCAAACATACTATTTCACTCCTTTCTTTAATTCTTTTAATCTTAATCTTAGCTTTGCCATTGTTACCACATGCCACACGTAACATTTGTCTAGCTTGTCCATACTCTTCCTCCTTAGTTTAATAATTTACT